TCTTTTGTGACAGCCCATAAATGGTAATGTCGTTAAAAAATGGTTCAACTCCGCTGGCAGGCCCAGTTAACAAAGAAGTTGATAAACTTTGTAGGGTAGGATTGCTATATCCCTGACCGCTAAGGCCCCAATGTTGTATACCTCTGCTAGGCGAATATGTATCGTTAGCAGTGTAACTTGCTCCACCAAGCACTGCTGGCACTTGTATTTGCCCTAATACGCCATTTTGATTAGGAGTGTTGCCATATTTGTAGGTTGGGTCACTGTAGTAGTATTGATAATATTGATACCACATATTGCGTATAAGGTCGCTATTATCATCGTGGAACACTATCTGTGCTGGATTGTAATTGATTTTTTTCTGAACCAGTCGCTTGCGATTATACTGATTCATTGTGTCTACTTCAATGGTATAATTAGGTAACTGTGCAGATTTAACCATGAGGCTAATTACACTTGATTTACCTCCAGAAATTAAATTTGATACCGCTGGTATATTAGTATTTAAATTAAAATAAACTTGAAATAAAAATTTATTGCGAGGAAGATACTGATAGCTTCCGCCGCTTACAAAAGTTTTAGAGGCGTGTGTATAATCTCTTAACCCTTGCCCGGGCGGAAATGGTTGTAACGACATCGGCTATTAGCCTGGATTCGATACGCCAGTTGCTGTACCAGGTTTTTCTGTAGTTTCAATTTGAGAAGCATTGTCAAATCTAATAGTCATACTAACCGACATCACTTCATTGGTGCCATAGTTAGCATCGTTATAGTTAACAGTTTGTAGGTAGCAACCATATATTTCCCATGTTTCAAGAGCAATAGGAGCATTAGTACCATTGCCGCCATCCAAAACTTGGAATGTTGTTTGAAACTTATAATTAATACCAGAAGAAGCACTACTTTGTTCTGCAAAATCTAATTGTTTCTGCAACTGACTACCAATTACTCTTGAAATATTGCCGCCGGCATCGTCACGTATATTGCAAGTAATATCTTGCCAGGTATGTTTGCCTGCAATTTTTACTGTACTATTATAAACAGGTAAATCAATGTTTTCAAATTGAACTTGCGGACGACTAAAGTCCATTACTTGTCTGGTTACTTCTAATGTCTCACCAGGTCCGTTAGTGCCCATTCCTTGAAAATAAACGCGGAAGCGATATTTTAGCTTTGGCATCAAGAGGGTTTGATTACTAAGGCTTGAATCGCTTCCAGGCAATCCTCCTGTGTAAACTGACATTTTTTGTAGTGATGCTGTTGGCATTTTTATCTTCCTATATAAGTGTATTTATGATGTTAAAATCAAGACTCGACTCAACGTTAATTAAGCCGAGGCCTGTGCCTGAATAGTTCCTGTATTTTGAATACGCATTGGTATGTAGATAAACTCTACAGCCTTGACTGGCTCAATTGCAATATCAACATAAAGTTCGTTACGATCAATTGTAGAAGGAGTATTATTAGTTGTATCGCAAATAACCAAATAATCGTAAAGGGCACGTTTACCTACCAGGTCAACCATGAGCGACGTAATTTGCGCTCTAATTGAACTACGAGTAATTGTATCGTTAGGTTCAAACAAATACTGGTTACCAATGATCTCTAAACGACCACGTAAGTATGCTACCAAACGTGCTACGTTGATACGATCAAGTGCTGTAGCAGTACCTTGCAGGGTATGATTACCAAAGTTAGTAATACCTGTTCCAGGTATGAACGTAATTGGGTTTACATCATTCTGATATAACACATCACGTAGGCCTTGATTTACACCTAGCGGTTGGAATTCGCCAGTTTGAGCTTGTAAGTAACCAATCTGTAGGGCATTGTCTACTACACCGCGGCGTAGACCGGCTGGTGCAAACCATGGATATGCTACTGCGTCGCTACGAATAATTGTGCGCAACATCATATGACTTGGTGCTGTAACTACAACATTACCTGTTAGATCAGTTGTAGTACAACTTGGATAGAACGCGGCACTATATGCATCACCAGTAGCCAAGTTACCGTCACCAAATGGTTGTCCTAGACCGTTGTTGTTAGTAGCCCAGGCTACTACATCAGCTGGATCTAAACGCAAAGGTGTGTCAACTACGCTGAATGCTGTATCTCCACGATCGTTATTGAGAACACGCATGTCTGGTGCTAACTCTGGATATTGTGGGCAAGAAATTAAGTTATATTGTGCTTGTTGTTCACGCAATTGTGTACTTGAGTCAATGGCTACTCTCAATGCCTTGACAATCAAATAACGTTGAGCATGACGTCCCATGTTTGGACTACCATCAGCACGATTAGCACTTGCTGTTACCCAGGCATTGGTTTGGCTTGGTAATACATCTGGATAAGGATAGTCTGTAGCATTGAAGTAGTTAACTTGGAATGACTTAACATTGAATCCTGAACGACGTGTATTCCACAGCAGGATACCTTCTGGATATAACAATGGATTTGGAGCGTCAAGATCCAAATAATCGCTAGTAATCAAAGGTGTTGAGCCGGTAGCAATCGGTGGAATAGGATCTGTAATTGGATTCGTGGTGCCATTAGGTGCCCAACGTGCATCTGCAAACAAAATACCATTAATTGTGGTTTGATCTGCATTACTGATCTGTACCCACTGATCTTGACCGCTTACACTTTCCCAACGACTGATCACAGGATAATTTTCTAAATCACTGGTATCAATCCATAGATCACCATAGACCAATGGGCTTTCAGCCGTGTCAGTCTGTGTGGTTGGTGCTGTGGTGCTGAAGATTGGACCGGTTGCATTAGTAGTGCTTAGGTTATAGCCACGAACATCGTTTGTGACATTTTGATAACCCACCCACTCGCCATTGTTTTGAATCATAATGTCGGCAGTAGTAGCATCACTGTAATACCAGTAAGTTCCATCAGCTGGGTTGATCTCAGGAGGACTACTTGCGGCTATGTAAGTAAAGGTTGGACTTCCAATCCAGTTACTCAAAGTAAGGCCAGCGGCAACACCATTGACATACGTGTTGCGAATACCTGTAACTGATGTGGTAAATCCAGCATCAACGAGTGGAGTATTTGTACCATCAACTAGATAAATGTCGCCGCCTGTAGAGTGTGTAAACACTATAGCGCCTGCACTATTAACTGAGGCGCTGACATTGTCAACACCTGCGGCACTGACTGCAGCTATAAAATCAGCAACAGTAGTACCATCAATAGTAACTGTAACCGGAGTTGTTGCTGTGGCTGTTTCTGGTTCTGATGCTGATAAAGTAAATGTAGAAGCTGTAGTAAATGTTGGACTAACATTAGCACCAGCAATAACCGTATCGCCTGCAGCAATGCGTTCAAGAATTAACAATCCTGAAGTGCCACTGTTTAATGGGTCAATTTGTCCATATGTTGTGCCAGCCGGAATGCTCTGACCGCCATTGGCAGGATCTAACCCATACAATGCAGCTGCATCCGTGGTGTATACTGGACAAGCCTGTAATACATAAGCACCCAGTGTACTATTATAGGTTTTAACTTCTGTTAACATTCCTTGATTAACTGAGTTAGTCTGTTGGAATACTGATCCAGTAGGAGCTGGTTGAGCTTGACCTGTTCTCCAACGTGGAGCAGAGTAGTTAGGACCAAAATCGTATTGTGGAGCATAGTATTCACCAACAGTAATACCTAGTGTAGCCAATGCTGTGCCAGTATAGTTACTGACATAAATCACGCCACCATTGGCAGCAGAGTCTACAATGGTTCCGCCGGATACATAGGAAGCTGTTGTAGTGTTAGCATAAGATACAGATGTAGTTGTGCAGGCTGTTACAGTATATGTTCCATTGTAACCAGCTGGGTTTACGCTGGCAACTGTGATTGAATCGCCAACTGCATAAGGAGCAGTAGGTTGTGCTGTAAAGGTCAATGTTGCCACAGAACCTGTGCCACTTGCTCCAGTTACACTCACACTATCTCCAGATGCCATACTGTCTGCATATAGAGTTAGTTTTCCACCAATATTGGCAGCATAAACACCTTCAGTGTTGAGGGCGGCATTGATCTGGCTGGCCAAATACTGTACTGTGTTGTTAGGTGCGCCGGCCACTGTAATGTTTGTACCGTTAATTCTGATTACACTACCTGGTGTAATTGTAGTAGGTGCCAGGGTGCCTTGTACGGTAGGCCAAGATGTTTTCCATTCGTCACTGCCAATTAATACCCAGGTGTTATATAAATCTTGGGCAGTCATTCCGTCTTGCAACCAACCAGGAGCCTGATTAAGTGCGTTAACTGTTGTAGGTCCACCACGCTTGTAATAAGTTGGATTGTTGACATTGGTTGCTGTGACTGCATAGTCACCGATACTGCCGTAGCTAGCCAATGGTACTGTGCTATCGGTTTCTAAGTAAGCAGTATCTGTGATTACTGAGGGTGTTTTTTTGGTAAATGCAGAAGTAGAGATATTCCACTCGTTTATACCCCAACGACTATTAGTGGTATCTAACCAGTAAGTGCCGTTGGCAGGAGCGCCAAATGGGCGGGTTAATGTAGCAGTAAGAGCGGCCAAGTCAATGTCAGCTCGCATTACATAGGCAATATTAGTTACACCCAGTGCTGAATAACCGGCTAATAAGCCGTATTCGTTAAGTTCGTATCCGTTGATCGGAGTACCAGCTGTAGTGTTATAAAAGAATGGCACACCAAACGTGGATAACAAATCTCGTTGGCTGGTCATCAAATAAAGTTTACCAGCATTTTGAGCCAGTGTGCCTGGAGCAATTCCAGTACCGGCGCCAGAAATTTTATTCTGTGCAGTTGCCAATAAAATAAATGGTACCGAGCTAGCAGCAGCGGGTGTGTAATTACTTTGGTCAATTACACTGACTTGTACACCTGGGGATAGTAAGGCCATAACTAATTCCTTTTTATTAATTAAAGATATTTATCGGTTATCTCAAAAAGATTGGTATATCATTGCCCTTACGGTAAGGTTTTACTCTGAAAATATGGTAAATATTACCATGAGACCTTGGTGCCCTACCTGTAAACAACGATCGTGTGCAATAAACTGTTATCGTGATGATAAAATTTATTATCGTAGTCAGTGTGATTATTGCATCAGAAAAGGTCGTAAAGTTAAAACTCCAGGGCCTAGTTGGAAATCCGCCGGTTATAAGAAAAAACCCACATGTGATCGATGTGGGTTTAGGTCTAAGTTTGCGGCCCAACTATTGGTATATCATATAGACGGAAACTTACACAACACTGCACTTAGAAATTTAAAAACTATTTGTCAAAATTGTGTTATAGAAGTTGAGAAGACTGATCTTCCCTGGCGGGTTGGAGACTTAGAACCAGATCTTTAACCTGGGCAAATAGCGGGTCTAACCCATTGGCATTGTTGTCAATGACAGCATCAAACTTGGTACCAATCCAGGCCCATTCACTAGGGTGAATTCCTAGATTATTTAAAATTTCTGTAGAAGCATTAGGTTGTGGGTGCTGATTTGCTACTTGTGCTACACTAAACCAATCAGGCTCAGGGCCACGCACAACTCGAATTACAATACCGCCAGCATTACGTACAGCCTGTATTTCGTTAGGAAATCTAACGTCTGTAATAACAATATCATTGTGTGCTTTAGATAATTTGTTTTCAAGACTAGCAATCCAGGTATCGTCATGCCAGCTTTTGCGGGCCACTTCTGTTCCCCATTTTTGTAGTACTAGTCGTGGCGTTAGGTCAGGCATATTCAAACGGTTGGCCCACCAAGGATCTACTTGTTCGCGCCAGGCGCGACTTTCTGTTGTACGCCCTTCCAATAACTCTCGGTCCCAGCCAAATA